CAAGATAGTACCAGTTTTAACATCATATCCACAAGGCTTTTTAACACGGTTAGTGTGCAAATGACCATGAATGTTGACACCAAAACGACCCAAACTTTCTTCATGTACTGGGATATGACTTAAAATCATACCATTCATAACATGATAAGCCCTCAATTCACGGAAGTGTTCACGATATTCCGTGTCACGGAAAATATCATGGTTACCACGAATCAATACCTTGTCACCGTTCAAACGATGCATAATGCTCAAACTCTTGCGATTGATAACCACATCACCTAAGTGATATACTTTATCGTTAGGGCGTACAGTCTCGTTCCAACGCTTGACCATTTCCTCATCCATCTCTGCAGGATCAGTCCATGGACGAATCTTCGTCACTCCATCACTTTCAGTGAATCTACACACTCCGGCATGACCAAAATGTGTATCACTAACTAAAAATACTGATGGCATATTAAACCCTCCAAATTTCTTTAAAACCTTCTTCTAAAGTAGGCTCTTCCCAATTATCAATCATTTGTTGAACCACATCGTCTGGAATAACTTTACCAGGACGACTAGCCAATCTACGTTTCAATTCATCTGGTTCAGGCACACTGATTGGTCCCAGATAAAGTCTAATCGGTTAGATTGACAAGTCAATGCATGATTAACCATTAAACGAACTGCAACAGGCATATAATCTTCAAACACCTCGGTATATGTTTTACCTTGACGGTGTGCTTCCATTTCAACAAACATATCAGTACCAACAACCGGCATACCTAAAGCCCAAGTTTGATTCTTGATCCAAGTACTCTTACCTGCACCCGGTACGCCGATCAATTGATAACATTTGTTCATACATACTCCTTATTCAATCGTTTACGTGCGGCACTTGCGAACTCGCTGATATTGCCGCACTTATCTTCCCAACGCAACAGAGTGCGACAAGTGTAACCAATGTCACGCTTGTTATAGCAAACTGCTTCTTGATTCAATTCACCGTTGACCAACACACGGCAGTGGTAGTTGCCGTTGATGTTGCGAACAGTTACTTCATGCTCTACTTCGCCCAGGATGCAACGCTGGATGCGAACTAGTTGTTTATATCGTTCCATGTTGTTCTCCTCAAATATCAGCTTAATAGTTTTTAGGTACAATTAACCCACTATCCAACGTTACACCATTGATTGTGTGGGCTTCGTTTTCATCATACGTCCATCCCAACACACTCATCATTTTATGTTTGACCAACAAGTTAGGGCTACGAAAAATTTCTGTATCATCAAAGCCCATCATAACACCAACCTCACAAACTGCACCACTACGACATACACCAGCAACGCAATGCACAATCACATTACTACGATTAAGCAATGCTTGCTTTAGTAGTATAACCAAACTATTTGCTTGGTCATCGTTGATTTTCATTTCTGGTTCAATGCATGTATCATTTTCTTCCAAGTCTAGGAATTGAAACTGATGCACACTATTGAATTTGTATTTTGGTTCAGGGAACTCCATATCGTTGTCAACAATCTGAATCAACATATTGTTAGGACCAGGATCAATGTGTAAACCCTTTTTGATATCGCTAAGTGCAACATTTTGAATCCAAGGCATGTTATTCTCCAAATTTATATTCACGTATCCACTCAAATTTAGTGGTAGTAGGCATCCACTTGAATTGTTGTTTTTTATGCTCAGGTTGTTCAAAATCAGTACAGACCATGATCCAACCTTTCTCTTTACTAAAGCCAACGGTCTCAGTGACGCGGATGACTTCAACAATTTTATCTTGAATTTTTGCTATCACAGTCATGTCAACTCCTTCTAATAGAGAGTATTATAACTTATTTGGGTATTATTGTCAAGCGCAAGATAGCACCCTAGGTGCGCTAAATGTAAACTAAAGAACTATATAGGAGTATGTAAACTCAATAATGCGGTGTTTTACTAGGGTGCTTTTATAAAGATTCTATATCTTTTTCACTTACAGAGCCAGTCTTATCGGCTGGGTGTGATATAGAACGCTTATAAAAACAGACACTAGGTGTCTGTCTACTACTATTTAGCTTACGCTAAATCGTAGCGATCCTTCATAACGGTCTTCAACATGATTGCTTCTGGGGAGAAGTCATCCAAGTTGCCAGTTAGAATACTTTGTGCAATTGCTGGACTAAATCCTGAGACTAGCGCAACACCTGCCTTGTTAAACTTAACTGGACTGTTACCGTATGCGGCGTTCAAGTTCCAGAACACAACCTTTGGGATTGTGTAGCCGGCGCTTTCGTACTTACGTGCAATCATTTCAATTGCTGAATCATCGTGAGACACTCCAGCATCAAATTGCATATCACTGAAGATAACGATTGTACCTGGCATTTCTGCTTGAGGAACATTGTTATCAACTGCTGTCTTAAGCACCAAATCAAATGCCTTGTTCAAGTCGGTGTTAGCGACTTCACCGGTGTTCATTTGGTCAATCTTTTGATTGATGTTACCCTTTAGAGTAACCAGCTTTGGAGTACGACTGAAAGTCAAGAACGTATCCTTGAACTTACCAGTGTTCTTGTCAGCAAAGTACAATCCCAATGAGATTGCAACATCCAAACAAGTCAAATTACTCTTGCTACTACGATCACCAGCAAGACAAGTCATTGAACCTGAACTGTCAACCATTGGCAATACATCGGCATCGCCAACAAAGTTAGGTAGTGCATCCCATTGTGCTTGCAATGCATCCAGTTCAGTCTTAGTCATTGAACTACGGCTGTACTTGTTGATAGCACCCTTCAACACATCATAGGGGAACACTGCGCCTGCGTTAATCTTAACACCAGCTTCGCCCTTAACCAACTTGGTTACATATTCAGCATAGGTTGTACCATGACGACCAAATGCCTTCTTGTAACGTGCATGTGCCACTGAAGGAACATGGTTGTAGTTGATGTTATCCCAATCGTTAGAACACATTTGTGTTTCAACAACATTAGTTAGAGCAACAAGGCTCTTACGATATTGCTTTGGAGTCATTCCAAAGAATTCACGGATTTCACGTGCAACATCGCCCTTACGAGGAGTCCACTTTGCAGCCAATCCATTACGGTTACGCAATGCATCACCCAGCATAGTGTATGCTTGTGCCTTAAGAGGCTTAGTCTTAAACACTAGCAAGTCATCGTAACGACCCAATTCAGGGACCTTACCCAATAGACGGCTAGCGTCTTCTGGGTTAGTCTTTTCCAAGTGAACTAGGATTTGACGGAACAATTCACGTTCACCTGAACCACCACGTGCATCACGTGCCCATTGGACAATACGCAATGCCAGATCGGAGTTTTCAACATACGCCGCAGTGAATGCAGGGATTATGTTCTTTCCACGGCTTGCACCGATGTTATAGAACAAATCAACGCAGGCATTTGCGGTTGACTTAAGTGCCTTCATACCGTTTGTGGTACGGGCTTCTTGGTTAGCTACTGCTTCTACAAATGTTGACATATTGTACTCCTTTCAATGTGTGTTATGCAACAGGATGCGCTTTGGTTTCATTTATGCTTGAAATTAAAAGTTGCTGAATGCATCCTAAAAAAGTATTATATCAGAATTCTGATATAATGTAAATCTGTTTTGGGTAACCGGGATGTTTGTGCCAATTTGTTTATTTTCTGGTCTGGCCAATCATGGCACCCAGACCCTATCAACAATTCATGTTGCCTATCTAGTACTTGTGTCTGCTACTAGCAACATAGTATGTCTTTCCATTCTGTCAACTATTCCATCATCGCTTAGTTTCCTAAGAGTATTTCTACTGTCCTTCGACCAACTTCAATAGCAGTAGCTTTAGTATTTTTTAAATGCTGAACACATCCCATAATGAATGAGAACAGGATCGTTGTTGACTGCTTTTATTTTACACAGGCCATCACTCTGTGCTTGTTAGTCTTGCTTCAATAGCACCCTTCAACGCTCGGTGTTTTTAAGCACTCTGCTCCAGTTACTACCACAGTGTCTAACAGTTCATAGTATTATTATGATTGCTGTACCGATCCTAAAAATTAATCATTCAATACACGTATTGTATATGAATATCTGTTTGCCGTCAATGACTTTTGGGCAAACTCTTTGGCGGAAGCGGTGAGATTCGAACTCACGGAGAGATTGCTCCCTCGTCTGATTTCAAGTCAGGTACCTTAAACCGGGCTCGGCCACGCTTCCTTTTTTCTATTCTTAGATTTATAAGTTGGTAATTGTGAATCACAATTACTACAAACAAACCTTAGATTTTCTAATCTATTGTCATTGTTTATACCATTAACATGATCCAAAATTAATGGCATTTCTTTACCTTGCCATTCTGGTCCTATACCACAACAAGCACATTTATATTCTATTAAATTTTTTGCTCTTATCCTAGCTTTAATGCTATGCCTAGCATATGTAGAATTTTCAACAAAAATTTGTTCTTCAGGATATTTATCATCCCAGTATGCAGGTCTGCCTAATTTCTTTCCTAAATTCCACGGCGTGTTTCCTTTTTGTGCCCCTGCTTTATCGGAATGTCTGTGCTTAATTTTATTGGGATTGCTATGACAGGACATCTCATGTGCTGTAAGCGAACCTTTGTTGTTTATTTCTTTATTACAATATTGGCAATTCATAGTAGTTTCCTCACTATTATTTATGCTTTATTGCAATAATTTACTTTTTAGGTGCGTTTATCCAACACGCTTCCTATTTGAATATAACTATGCCAGTACCGGACCAGTTCACCTGTGACATTGCGTTTATGTACTATTGCTGGCCCTAATGATTAGCTAGCTACCTTAGCGACTCATACTGGATAATGTAACTTACCCTCTGCTCTTGGTGGAGGTGACAGGACTCGAACCCGCTACCTATTGCTTGCAAAGCAACCGCTCTCCCTGGTGAGCTACACCCC